GTGAATGGGTCGATGAATTGGCCCATGATGGCGTCATATTGACCGGGCCGAGATTGCTGCAAATTCGCTATGCTCTGTTCATACAAGGGGAGGCTGGAATACCCATGCACCCCGCCCGCGAATTGCGTTGGCTCTGGCATGGTGTATCCACCGCCCGCCATTCCGTAAGCCCCGGCCATCGACGCATTGTTGTTCATCGCCGTTACCTGAGACGGTGTAAACGCCGCGACCTCCGGGCCAGAGTATGGCACATAACCAATCTGGCTAATTTCTTCCGCGCGCTCAATATTCCGCCGGGCAGGGTCTTCCAACCACTGCGGGACGCTCGCCTGCGTGGTCTGTGACCCGCCTTTTCCGCCGCCTGACATCAGTATAACTCCCGCTTCAAGGTCGTATGGCTTTCAGCCCAACCTTCACTTGCCAACGCTCGCACCCAGCCCTTACGGCCCGTCAAAACCAGGCCCGAACAGCTCATCATTCGGGCATACTCTTCGCATGGGGCCTGCAAGTCCTTGATTGTCTGCATGTCGCCACCCGCCAGGAAAATGTTGCACACCTTCTTGCGCGGAAATGTCTGTATCTCGGTCACTGCGCAGCCCGTGGGCTTGATCCACAGCCGAAAGCGCCCGTCCAAGACGCCTCGGGCAATGTCATCAAAGGTGTGCGCGCCGCCCGCGTATTCCAAAGCGTCTTCGATCCAGCCGCGACAAGCCGCAAGCTGATCAAACAGCGGTAGTTGAGAGAGTGCCGTCATTCGCCACCTCGATTGCGTAGCGTGTGCCGTCTGGGCTTTGAATTATTAGCCGTCCCGCGCCCATATCCGCGTCTTGACCACGCTTGATGTTGGCCCGATCTGCGCGCTCCAGCTGCCTGTTGCGCTCCGCTTCCTGCGAAGGGCTGTAGAAAGCCGCTGGCGTGGGAAGCCTCACCGGCGCCCCCTTTGCTGAACTCGCAGCCTAGGGATGCCCCAGCGCCACTGTGTCAGCCTCTCACCCGTCACGCGCATTCGCACTTGCCTGCCTGTAAACCGCACATCCGTTGGCGCGGCCATGGAATATGGGCCGTGACTTGTCTCAGCGTCATTTGGGTAAAAGCGCGTCTTGAAGGTCGCGGACACATCGCCCTGCGTCACTTCGTCAGGAATAAGTTGGTTCACACTCACCACTTCGGGCGCGAGCGTCAGTGGCCCGCTTTCCGCAAACACCGCTGATCCATCGTAGTTTGTCCCCGTCTCGTGGTCGTAAACCGTGCCTTGCGGGTCCACCCAGATAGGCTGGGCAAAGATGCCGCGATCAACACCGCACGTGCGGTCAATCTCGCCAAAGGCCCAATGGCCTTCACGGTAGCTGTAAGACACATAGCGGTCGCACTCGTTGGATGACCCCGAGGGGTAAAACCACCACACCTCACCGTTCTGCACATTCAGCACCGCATTTACGATGCTTTGCTGGTTGCGGTTCAAGTCCTGGAAAACCCGGTCCACAACCTCGCATGGGATTAGGTCAACAGTGCCGCCGCGGTAGACGTAAAAGCCGCGATTGCCCATCCAAATTGCGCCACCTTCGACGTTCACAGCAGCCTTGCGCGATATAACCCCGCACGCTGCGCCGACCTCTTCAAAACCGTAAACAAACGGCGGGCCGATGTAGTTGGCAACGTGCGCGTCAATGTCAGTCAGGATAAGCGTCTGCCCCCGCACCGACACCGCGCACATGATCTGACCGCTAGTGCCAATCTCGAAGCTACCCGCCTCGTTTGTCGCCGCTGGCGCCCAGATCGTGTTGTCCTCTCGGTCGCACCATTGCACCTTGCGAGGATTGCCGCCTGCCCCCAAGGCAAAGACAAAGCGTTCTTCCGTTACGTGCGCCGCCAGACAATCCACTGGAGCATTCGACAATGCCGATGGCGGCGTGCTTGGCGACAATTGCCATTCGTAGATTGTGCCATCAGCCGAGCTGCACCCAATCAGAAACTCCCCCCAAGACGAAAGGGACCACGTTGTGGCCTCCGAATAGTTACCTGTGTCTGCTCGCGCTGTGCCAAAGAAGCCTAGGCCGAAGAAACCGCCGCCGAAGCCTGTATTAATCGCAGCCTGCGCCAGACCAGACGTAAAGCCAGTCGGGGTAATGTTCGACACGGCACCCGATGCTGACATAACGTGCAGGCCGTCATGCTGGCCAAAAGCGATCCACCGGTCCCCGCTGTTGTCCTGCCATGCAAAGGCCGCTCGGGCCACGCTTGGTATCGTGTTTTCCGACCGTTCTCGCCAACCGCCTACAGGCTGCATAACCCCGTCGCGCCAGCGAACAAGCGATCCATCGCGCCACCTGCCCGCCGCCTCAAGGTCTGTGCCGTTCCGAAACATGCCTGGCGGAAGGTCAACGGGGACCAGCATGGCGTTACGCCCAGACGCGGAAAATCAGGCGCCAGTTTGACGCCGTGATAAACGTGTTATTGCCGCCCGATTTGGTCGGGAAAATCAGCCCCGATGTGTAAAGAAAGCCAACGTGCGTGGGGTTGCGCCAGATTAGGTTGCCACGCCCGCCCGTGCCTTCGTTTGTGTTAACGTCCACCTCATCATCAGCGACAAAGCCGTTCTCTGCCGTGACATTGCGCAGCATCACAGTGACGATCCTTGGCGTCCCAGACAGGCCATGCGCGTATTCTGCCGCGACGCCCGCAGCGGGAACATCTACAACGCCCGTGGTGTAGTCGGGCGCCCGATCAGCAGCGATCTGCGCCGCCACGAAGGTTGCAACGTCTTGGCGGTCTGCCAGCCGGTCAGGCTCAACCGTAAAGTCCGGGTCGGCGCTCATATTGCGCAACGACGCCGCGCCAAGCCCGAGGTTAGAGCGCGACTGGCCGACGTCCGCAACGTCTTGCAGATTGTTTGACGCCTCCAACGCTGTGCCCTGCTGTGCGGCTGCGCCAAGACCGAGATTAGAACGCGCAGCCGCCGCGTCTGTCAGATCAGAAAGGTTTGATGCCTTTGCAAGGCGCGCGTCCGCATTCGTGTTTGCAGATGTTGCGCTCGCTTGCGCCGCCCCAGCCGACGAGGACGCCGCCGCCGCCGCGTCTGCGTTCGCTTTCATCTGCGTGTCAATTGCGTCCGCATTGGCGTTCAGCTTCGCGCCCCAAGTATCGTTGGAAGCGCCAACCTCTACCTTCGTCAGGCTATAGTTGGTTGTGGTGCTGTCAGCCATTACACTTCACTCCAAATGCCGTCTATCCAGACCGCATCATCATCCCAGACGTGAAAGTCTTCCCAATAACCGCCGATCACTAGCCACAAGCGCTTATCGACCCAGCCGGGGACCACGCCGCCTTGGTCAACCCACGTCACCTGCGCGCAAGCCCCGAGCCGCTATGTTGCGCACGCCGCCCTTCGCGGTTCAGCCCATCAATCACGTCGCGGTAAAGCCCGCCCCAAACAGTCAGGCGGGGGTCTTCTTGCAGGTAAGGGGCCGTGTGCACGAGGGCGCCATACAGATACGCGTCTGGCGACTTATCCAGCAGCCAATTGGACGTTGAAGCGTCCGACAAAGCCGGGATGGCGGCGTAGTATGTAACCTCAAACTCTGTTGCGTCCGAAGGCGTCGGGAGAATTTCAAAGCTACTGCCCACGTTGGCGTAATGTGCGGCCTCTCCAACGGCATTCTGCCGCGACCCGCGCATGTCGGCCATCTGTATGTGTGACAGCATCCGCAACGGGCGTTTGCCGACCACGTTTAGCCGGATCGTCTCTACCCAGTCATCCGGGCGCTCCAAATACTGGCCAACAGACGTTGCACGGGCGCGCTTGACCATCTCCCAATGGCGCACAGACCGGTTAATGGACGCCTCCGCAAGCTGGATAAACGTAGGAATTTGCGCGGATAGGTCAGCACGGTTCAGGAAGTCACCAACATCAGACTGCAAAGAGGCGTAATCCGTAATCATCAAACGACCCCCTTGAGATTGCGCCGCAGCGGCCCCCGTGAAGCCGTAGGGGCACGATAGCCTGTCGCCAGATAACGAAACGCGTCCGCACCGTGGCTCGTCCAGTCATGCAAGGGCCGGGCGCGCCACGTCTTGCCCCGCTCGTCATAGTCCCGGCGATATTGGCGAAGAGCCTCCAGCCCGCGCGCGCACCTGTCTTCGTCAAAGTAGCAATTTTTCAAAAACAGCCGCACCGCTTGGATGCCGTCATCAACGCGCAGCTTGGGCGCTATCGTCACGTCCCGAATGCCAAGGTCTGCCAGCGTCTCTAACCGGCTCTTGCCTGTGCCCAGCTCTTTCACCTGAACGTCATGGGGCAAGATGTGCTGAGAATAGATATAAGGCTTGTCACGCATCGTCAGCGCGTAGTGGTCAAGCCCGACCCCGCTAGCTTCGTAATAGTCAATCAGGCGGCGCTCTGCGCCAACCTGCTGCATGAACCAAATGGCAGTGCTGTCGCCAATACCCAAGTCCCACGCCGTGATTACCGGCTTGGCAGGCTCATGCGGCACAACCATCACGCGGCCCTCATCCGTCGCCGCTTTCATTTCACTGCCCCAATACGCGCCCTGAATTGCAGCCTCGAAGCTGCATTCAAACTCTTGCGCGTAGCGATCTTCGCCCATGACTTCACGGGCTTCGTCAAGCTCGCCTTGGTCAATCAGCCCTGTGTCGCTGGCCTTGTGAAACGCCGTGAACCACTCCGCAGAACGCCGCGCAGCTTCGTATATTTCCCAGAAGGTGTTCTTGCCCTTTGGCGTGCCAATGAACGTCGCCTTGCCTTTGCGGTCTGCTAGAGCGGGGCGGATGACCATAGGCCATGCGTTGATCGGAAAGTCAGCGGGTTCGTCTAGAACAGCGTGGTCGAAGTATTGCCCGCGCAGGCTGTCGTAATTGTCTGCCCCATGAAGCCGCAGGCGCGCTCCGTTTGGAAAATCTACCCGCAGCTCGCTTTCGTTCACCCTTATGCCCGGGATCGGCGCGGTGAACTCCTTCACGTAGTCCCAAGCGATTGACTTTGCCTGGCTGTAGAACGGCGCGATGTAAGCCACCCGCACATTGGGCAGGCCAATAGTTAGCGCGTCCCGTATCAGCTCGTTTAGAACGCCCACCGTCTTCCCAAAGCGCCGGTGCGCAACGATACAGGCAAAGCGTTCTGTGCGATTGTGATAAGCCAGCAATTGGTCGCGCGGCCTATAGGGAATGGTTACTTCTTCCACGTAATGTTGATCTGATGCTCGCCGTCTTCGCCGGTGCCTTCAACTTTTGTCG